CCACCGCATGCGAATCCTAGTATGGAAACGCAGAACAGATCTCTCTAGGTTTTTTGGATCCCTCGTTATCACGGTGTTACCCGTAAAACTTGGGTCAAAGTCACCTAAGGAGCCTCTTACCCTTTCTTCAAGGGAACTCAGAGACTTCCAGAGAGCGGCATAACCGTCGATGTGATCGGGTCTCATCAGGGACTCGACCACAGGGGCTCGGAAAACGAGCTGTTGTAGCTTCCTATCCCACTTTTGTGCGATAGTAGTATCAACACGACTATGCAAACCCAGAGCAGCACTGCACCGGGGCACTGGTACCAGAGATATAACCTCCTGTATCAGGCTTCTAAGTGCATCCGCCAACCCGTAAAGACCCCTGAACCATGCTAGGTTCATAGTCGATACGAGCGAAGCGATTTGCTCTGAATCCTGTGCGGCAATGACAGGCTCGTGGCGAAGATACAGTGGAGTCACGTCGATTCCCTTGTATGCGTCGACACCGCAAGATTCCCGGAAGAAACCTTCCGTGAATGACTTCTTTTGGTTGACCGAAAGACCAAAGGAAGTGAGCCAATGTACGACCTGGTGAACGTGTTCGCCTTCGACTATGATATCATCGCCGAAGACTCGAACACGTTTAGCGGCTCGCTTTACGTTAACGTACGAGGGTCGTTTGCCCTCTACGCAGAGAATACCGCATATCGCTAGTAAGGCGAATACGATACTCTGCAACGGAAACGTTAAAGCGTTCCCCATGCCGGCGAACTTACTAAGACGTAAGATCTCCTTGTCGGAAACCCATACGTGCGTAGAACGACAATCTAACACAGCTGTTAAGAACTGTGGCTTCGACGCTAGAACCAACTTGACCAGATCAAGGCCAAGGAGGTCACTAGCAGAGGAAAGATCGATTGTCGCATATTCGCCGGTTATGGATCCGGCCATGGCCAACTTTTGGTTGGGCGTCTGGTCGGTTAAAGCCAAACACGATGAGAGAACACTGCACTGAGTAATACTATCTCTCAGATAGGTGTTAAGTCCCTGCTGCACATACATATGAGCAACAGGCTCCATCGTTATGGTCCTCAAGGATGTACAATTCTTAGGGACCGTGATTAGTTTGGCAATGCCACTATGGTGGCGTTCTGGGATAAGCCCGTTAGCTTGGTCCGCATCATACAGGACATCTTCGAAAGGAAATGCCCCAATAGACGGCTGATCTAGGCCGTCCTGGCTGTTGTAAGCCATGATGTCAAAACCATACTTTCGAGCAAGGAAGTCATCAATGTTGAGGACTTCCTGCAGGGCAACCCACTTCTGGTTTGCCTTGCTTGTCTCAACAACGCTGCCTGGACCATGTTTACACGGAAGATTTGCACTATCGAAAGAATCAAGATTCGGTAGTACCAACCGTGCAACAGCGGACAACAGCTGTGACATGTCAAGAGGTAGTTTCCTCTTGCCACAATACACATCTGCGGTCCGAAACCCGTGTTTCGCACACATAGAAAGGTATTCCTCTCTACGTGGGCGTAGACGGATCTTCTTGTAGAGCCGAAGAATCTCACGAACGCATTTGATTGCGTGAAGTGAGGGCTCATCCAAGAGGAGTCCAGTTTTTGCATCGAAAACTTTACAGATCAAACCCTGGAGAAATCTAGGGATCGATCCCTGTCTTACTTTTCTAAAGCAAGACGGGCAGGTAAATCGACCTGTAGCGAGGCCTTGGTCAAAGGCATCACAAAGGGTCGAAAGGGCCACGGATAAGAATCCGTATCCCTCGTTTTCGAATCTGCACTCGATCGTTAGCAAATCACGATCGAGACCGAGAACACCAGGCTCCATTCTTTCGACATCGTCGAAAAGAGCGGAGAGGAGCATTACAGGACTTTTCATGTTACCTCCATGAGGTTGACATTCCTGTCCCTGTATGATCCACGATCATCGCAATGAAACTACTTTTGCGACGTATCGTTCATCGCTGGTTTATCTTTTATCCCGAACGCATCCTGAGTTACTTGACCCATTGTCAGGATCAAGTTCTGAAAGGATGCACCATCCCCGTTTGTGGCAAAGAGACCACCAGCGAGGAGAAGGGCAATCAGACCGCCCACCGCTTTTTTGGTGCGCAATGTCATGAGAAGCTCCTTTTGTTTGAACGCGATACGGACAGACATAACAATCTGTCCGTAACTCCGGTTCTTCTGCACTTCCGTGCATTAGGACTGGAAAGCGATCAAGTTCGAGACACCAGCGTCTGCTGACGCAAGAGTGTCGAGCAAAACGGTAACAAGCGATGCCAGTTCGGCATCGGTGAAACCGAAGCTCGGCTTGGAAATGGCGAGAGACACCGACGCAGATTGCGGAGATGTCAAACCAGAATACGGGTTCGCCGCGTTGATCGTCTTCGTCACTTTGACGTAATGACGATCACCGGACTTATTCGTACTGTGGTTGATGACGAGGCCGTAAAGGCCTGCAGCATCACGCCGTTCCGCACCGTACCCATCTGACCGAATAACTGAAAAGGCCAGAGCGGGGTTTGGTGCATTTGCGGCAACATTGATAGGATCAGAAAGCATGGGAAACTCCTTCGAGGGGTGTGAGGCCGCTTCACAGCGGGCTCAGTTACTTGGATAGTTTCGTAAGAAGCGATCCAAGGATTGAGGTTTGGAAGTCGCTCAAACCTGAGTTTTGACAACCAAACAACTTCACGCCATCGAACGCGGAAAGGTCTTCACGATAGTAGACCTTTTTAGTAATTTCCGAGTGCACATGGACGGGTTGTCCAAGCGTTCGGGTAACTACTAATCCCTCAGGAAAAACCTGAGTGACTGCGCTCATCAAAGAGACATCGGCGTCTATGGAATATGTTTCGGTGGAAACACCGACCATAAATCCATAATGGACTAGTTGAGGGTCTTGGAAGATCATGTCGATGAGATTGACATAATCACCGAAACCTGTAAACCAGTCTATAAGCCAAGTGAAGGGGATCAAGTCGTAGATCAACTTCAGATTTGGCTGGACACCCAAGATTTCGCGATAGTTTTTGTCGCTAAGCTTGGGCACTACAACTTTAGGAAAACGGATCGTTTGACACAAGGTCAAGCGAAACTCCGTAGTACTAGAGTACGAATAGCGAGCATTTGTAACCTCGCCATCCGGTAGTCCGAGGTCCCTCGAGGTAGTCCACGGTGCATCCCAAGAGTAGCTGTCCTTAAAGCTACGCTTGGACCGACAGGTGGTAGGCTTCCCGGAACGCTCCAATAAGCGGTTAAGCTTATTAGCAGCCTTCTCAGGAATCTTTAACACACCTTCGACCGCTTGCACAAGCGACTTCACCCCGAACTGAAAATTCAAGTACTGATCAGCTAAAAACTTATCAGTCTTTGAAAGATCAAAACGGAGATCCAAGCACTTGCGCAGACCCTCCTTGAGAGATATAAGTCCGTGTATCATCTGCGGAAAATCTTTAAGTTCCGCAATGTTATACAAGGTCTTAAACACCGGTTTCTCCGGTGTGGTATCCCGAATCATCTCTAAGACCAAATTGTTCATCTGGTAATAGAGCATCGGTTTATCACCTTCAAAGGAAGGTTTAAACGGAGCACCGAGGTAGTTTGCCGGCCCTCTGTAGTCGTAGGAATAATGCTCAAGAAGGGAAAAGAAGATCATCCCTTCCTCTGCATAATAATCCCTACGATTCTCAAAGGATAGCGTATTCTCGACGGTAGGAGACGAACCTGTAATAATTTCCATATAACAGGTACCGTATAACTTACCTTCACGGGTTGACGAACTCGTGTCGAGAATCTTGGACGACCCATAATCAAGATCCGAAATCGGATCAGGACTATAGGCTGGAAAAGATGACTGGGACTGAAACACCCAATCACCAAGCTCACCGGCGTCATTGGCATAACGGAATGACTCAGTCTTGTGGCAAATGGTTTTACCATTTTGCCCCAAGTACGGAGATCCGTTAGCCTGAAAATGACGCTCACGGTTCCAAGGGACGATCATGTAGTAGTTTCTGAAGTACTGTGCCGCTGGGTCGATAGCAAGTGCTATCCCCCTTAAGACATCAGGACCGAAGAGATACCGCACGGTCGTCTCAGCTGCGTCGGTAAACTTATTAGTCGGATAGGGATCCAACCCCTTAGCACTTTGCTCAGGGGTCGAATCAGCATAAAGCTGATCCGAAGGTAGGTTATCCTCATAAGCGGCATTTGTTTGGCGCTGACTGAGGGTGGGCTTACCCTTTCCCATCCGATGCTCCTCTACTGGTGTAAAAGGTGGAAGGATAGGTTTTCTCCTATCCGGGGGGCCCGAAAG